CATGCTGCTGGATGACACCATGCCGGCCCATTTATCTACTGATTTAGGTGCCGCTGCTGCTAATGTCGCCGTCGATACGGTTACAGATGACGACACCATGCCGGCCCAGTTGTCTACTGATTTAGGTGCCGCTGCTCATGCTGCTGCCATAGCCGCCGCCAATGTTGGCGTGGCGCATGATGCACAGGGACAAAGCATTGAACAACAACTCGCAGAGATAAACCAGACAACGCCCTACGGAACCCCGGTGGATTCTGGTCAGGCCGCGCAGGAGGCCAATCTGCAAGCCGCCTATGCCGCCACAATGAATGCGGTGGAAAATCCAAACGACGGGGCAGCGCAAGCAGCGGCGCACGCAGCGGAAGATGCTTTGGCTGGCGACATAGACGAAGGTGGTTTAGGCTCCTTTTCTCCCGCCGTAATGTGGGGCATCAATTCAGAAATGGGCACTGCCACGATGTCTGATCTGATGGCCCTGAATGCCCAGGACGCGCAAGGATACGCCATCACCAATACGACCCCTACGGCAGCCAGTTTACGGGCCTCTAATGTGTTTGCAGACCTCAACCCGACGATAACAAACGCCATAATCGGTATAATTGGATTGATGCCGGGACCGATTGGTTTTGGTGCTTTTTTAGCGGGGCTGATGTCCAACAAGGGTTTAATGAATATTCCCGCCGTTCAGGCCATTCCCGGAATAAAGGCCCTTAGTGACATTGTGAATATTCCGCAGGACTTGTTATCGAAGGTGACAGGCTCTTTCACAGAACAACTAGGGGAGGCGCTGGAAAAGGGCCTCGACAGCTTACCCGAAACCCTGGGCGACGATGCGGATTTTGATGAAACGGACGAAGGATATGGCGGCGGAACAGACATAGACATAGTGCCGCCTGTTACGACCCCTGTTGATGATGACAGGGAACCACTGGTCAAAAAGCCTTACATTAGAGCGACACCGGCGAACGTGATGGCGCGAATACTTGCTGCTAGAAAAACAGGTGCGGACGCTGTTGCGAGACAGAGAGCAGGAACAGCGTAATGGGACTAGCTCCGTTTAACATAACCGGCGCCAACGCCACTGTTCCGGCCCCGATGGGCGGGTTAAATACCCGCGATAGTGTCGATATGGTGCCGCCGACGGACGCGATCAGGCTGGATAATTTCTTCCCGGCCCGCTCCCATGTTCAGGTGCGTAACGGCTATGAGGATCATGTCACCGGCTTGCCATCCACCGTGCAAAGCCTGATGGTCTATAATTCCGGCACCGCCAATACCATGTTTGCTGCCTCCGGGGCCGCCGTCTACAATGTTACGTCAGCCGGGTCCGTGGGGTCCGCTGTCATCACCAGTCTGAGCAATGCCAAATTCCAGTGGGTTAACATCACCACTTCGGGCGGTTCGTTTCTGTTTATTTGCAACGGCCAGGATGCACCACGTCATTGGAACGGCTCAGCCTGGGCCACCCCTACTTTAAGCGGTGTGACAGCGGCGGATATTGTCAGTGTCGCCAGTTTTAAGGAACGGCTGTTTTTCGTTTTTAACGACTCCCTGACGTTTGGTTATTTGGGCGTTAATGCCGTTGCCGGCGCAGTAACGGAGTTCAATCTGGGCAGCGTCTTTTCCATGGGCGGCCAGATTCAGGTCATTGGCACTTGGACGCGGGACGGTGGCGCAGGGCCGGAAGACAATATTATATTTTGGACCGATCAGGGCGAAATCGCCATGTATGCTGGCACTGATCCATCGGATGCCAGTTTGTGGAAATTAGTCGGTGTTTATCGTGTTGGCCGACCCATTGGCCGCCGCTGCTTGATGAATGTGGGTTCCGACTGCTATTTGATAACCGAGAACGGTATCCTGCCCATGACCCAGGTTCTGGGGACCGGCGAGGCCGCCCCGAATCGCGCCATCAGCGACAAGATCAGCCTGACCTATAACGAGTCCGTCGTCAGCTACAGAAGCACCTTCGGCTGGGAAGGTCAGCTTTATCCACGTGGCGGCTATGGGCTGTTCAATGTCCCGGCCTCGACCGGGGGCGAATTCGTGCAGTATGTGGTCAATCTGGAGACCGGCGCATGGGCGCGTTTCCGCGATCAGAATGCCTACACCTGGGCGGTGTTCGACAGCGACCTGTATTTCGGCGGCAACACCAAGGTACACAAGGCGGACACCGGTACAGACGATGCGGGCGCTGCTATCCAAGCGACTGCCAAGACCGCCTTTATTTATTTCGGCGGGCGCACGGGGCAGAACCGTTACACGGCGATCCGCCCGGTGATGGCCTCCAACTCCGAACTGACCGTCTCCATCGGCTTCGATGTGGATTACCGCGACGGCACCTCGACGCTGACGCCATCGGAAACGCCATCACCGGGCACCGCTGATACAGCCGCATGGGATACGGCAACCTGGGACGTTTCCGCCTGGGCTGCGCCCATCAATACAAAACTGGAATGGCTAAGCGTGGCTGAAATCGGTTGGAACGCGGCCATACGACTTCGAACCATAACCGATACGCAATCGGTTCGCTGGCTGGCCACCGACGTGCGTTTTGAACGGGGCCAAGGAGGGTTTTGATGCTAGACGATAATGTCTGGGATTGGCTGCAACCGGCAACGGTGGCCTTTGAGAATGTCTCGCGCAGCGAGGTCGAAAACGGCATCGCCAGTGGTGACTTCCAGCTTTTTATCAGCGAACATTCCGCCGCCGTCACCTGTGCCTTTGGCCGCTCGTTGCGGATTGGCCTTGCGGGCGGCGACCTGGATGAGTTATTAGATATTGAACAGGACATTTGCGATTATGCCCGTAGCAACGATTTCGATAGCATCGAGATCATAGGGCGCCCCGGCTGGGAGCGCGTCTTGCAGGGCTACCGGCGCACCGCCGTTTTGATGCGAAAGGAGCTAGATTGTCATGGGCTTCATTAGTGATATTTTCAGTTCCCCCAAAGCCCCGCCCCCGATTGATTATGGCCGCATTGGTCAGCAGCAACAGGTGGCGAATGAAGAGGCGGTTCGTCTAGGTGCGAAATTAGGCCGGCCAGATGTTTCGACGCCTTATTACACGACAACGTGGTCCCAACCAACCGATGAAGCAACGGGCGATGTGTTGGACGCGGATTATTGGGTGGCTTCGCAACAGCTTACCCCGGCTTATGAAACTCTTAGAGGAAAAGAAAAAGACCTTCAAACGTCCTTAATGGATTTAACTAAAGGTCGGGCCGATCTCGTAGCGACAGGCGATTTGGACACAAGCGGTTTTGTAACCGATCCAGACAGATTCCAATATGCCAACCTGGGGGTAGATCGTCCGGCATACGATACTTCGGGCGCAAGCTATAAGCTACCGGGCTACGATGATTTAAGTACCTACACCACGGGCGCGGCGGACACTTTCTATAATCGTGCGGTGGCGCGTCTTAATCCGCAATTCGACCGGGCTGAGTCCCGGTTAGAGACACAGCTTATCAACGCGGGTCATGCACCGGGCACCCCCGCCTATAATGAAGAGTTACGGCGGTTCCGAGAAAGCAAGAATTCGGCTCTGAGCGATCTGGCAAGCCAGTCGGTTTTCCAGGGCCAGGACTTGCAGAGCAATATTCTGGGCAATATTTTGACGGGGCGAGGCCAGCAGCTGGGGGAGATTGGCATGGAGTACGATGTCGCCCAGCGGCGGCGACAGCAACAAATCTCGGAGGGCCAGCAACAGGTGGGGCTGGATCGTGAGGCCAGAGACCGGCAAATTGCCGAGGCCATACGGTTGCGACAGCTGCCAATGAACGAACTGGCGGCCTTAATGACCGGCACGACGCCCTTCAGTCAGGCCGCCATTACGGGCGGACCCCGCATTGCGCCTACGGGCTCTCCCGCACCAGTTGATCTGGGCGCATTGGCCGGCATGGGGCAAGCAGACGCCCTGGCCCGCTATCAAGGTCAGGTGGCCCAGCAGGGCGCGGGCCTGGGCTTAGTTGGCACCCTTGGTGCTGGGGCTTTACGGAGGAAGT